TCAAAGATTTGGTTGAGGGGACCGGTCGAGAAAATCACTCATCACGAGCGCCGCCTCGGTGCGGTTTCGCACACTTAGTTTTGACATAACCCTGGTCATGTGGTGCTTGATTGTCTTCTCGTGGAGGTTCAGGCGTCGTGCGACCTCCTTGTTGCTCAGCCCCTCCGCCACTAGCCGCAGGATTTCCGTTTGCCTTTCGGTCATCTGCCGCAGCCGGTCAGCTATGCCGTTGGCAGGGGACCGGAGATCCGAGAGCAGCCGTGCCGATAGAGTTGGCGTGAGGTAGGTCTCGCCGGCCGCTACGTTGCGCAGGATGTCGGCGAGCCCGCGCGACCCTACCCCTTTGAGGACATAGCCGCGCACCCCTGCATTCAGGGCATTGGCTACATCGGCATTGGCCTCCGATACGGTCAGCATGACAATCTTCTGGGTGGGATGGTTGGCGAGGATGCTCACAGCCGCCGCCAGACCGCCGCCCGGCAAAGAGATGTCGAGCAGCAATATGTCGGGTCGCACCGTCGAGGCGAGGCGTTCGGCATCTTGCGCCGTGGCGCCTTGGCCAACCACCTCGAAGCCTCCGATCTCCGACAGGCTGCGTGTCACGCCTTCGCGAAAGAGCGGATGATCTTCGACAACAGCGATGCGAATAACGCCGAGCATGCTTGCCCCCTCCAACAGCGCGCGCTGAAAACGTTATTGAACTTGCTGCTGGATTTTAGGTTCCGCTCATAAATCAAAAAAGCCCGCCACCTTTCGGCAGCGGGCAGTGTAGGTCCCTAGGATCACCCCGCGGTAACCAAAGTACACCCCGCCTCGCCAAAAGGGAAATGTTAGATCTATCTAATAGATGATTCGATCGCTTCGGGCTCGCCGTGGCGTATCAAATACGGGAGTTCTGGCTGGGCCGGTGATAGCCGAGTATCGCGCAGAAGCGCCGACCTCTTTCCGTGCAGCCGAAGGCACTACTGGTCGACCTTTGACACTTCACCGGACGGGAGACTACTTCCTTGAGGTTACCGACGAGACCAGCGGGAAAGTGTTTGCGTTTCAGTACGCCGACTTGCTCTACTGACAGGGTTCGCCCCCGTTCGACGCTGTTGGGTGTTGCTGATTGAGCAGTGTGGACAACGCCGATTAACGCGGTGGGCGGCAGGGGTCTGGAGCGTTCTGGGATCAACCAGCATGGGTCAACCAGCGGCGGTGGTGTTGGTTGCGGCTGCGCGGACGGCGACGACTTAATGCAAAAGTTTAGCCTGGTCCGGTTTTGGTAGGGTTTGCTCGGGGATATCAGCGTTCAAGACTACGGACCGCCATGCCCCTTTGGCTAACGCTTCCATCAATTCGAGATTGTTAGGCGCGATCTGGCGAACTGCCGCATATGCCGGATTGTTTTTCGTCCTCTCGTGCACAATGCGAACGGCCTTTTTGAACGCCTTGCAAGTTTCCTTTATCGCGCCCACGTTCCCCATAGCAAAGCCGCATTTGTCTTTGGGCTTTATACTCACACACCGTCGAAGAGTATGAACCGTTTTCTCGATGCAAACATTGCGGGCCTCGCCGTGGAACTCCAGCCAGCTGGCGGACAGATATTCTTCATCCGGCCTTAACTCGAATGCTTGAGGCAGCGGGACGGGTTCCCCGGTCAGGAAGTCCACTGTCAGTCGGCTCTTCGGTATCTTCCGAACTACCGTGTGATCATCGGCTATTTTGTCGGACTTCATGCAGCCAGCCAACGCTCCGGGTGGAATGGCCCAAGCGACTCGAGAATCCTTGAGGCCTTCGTTTTTACGCTTGCAGATTCTATCTCACCGTCGACCGTAGCTGATAGTATGAAGCTAACCTTGTCCTCCGCGTCGCAAACAATAGTAAGGCGGTCGTCGCCGAAATACCAAGCTGCAACTAAAGAACCGCCACTGGATATCCCTATGCCTGGCAATCGGGTCGGCTTTAACTCCAGAATCACCTTAATGAAAGTTTTAAAAGCGGGCAGTTCAGTGACTTTATCCTCCGTATCCCAGCTATCCGCTTCATATAGCTCGTCGAGCAGTGCGAATATCCGCTGCCGCCATCCGTCAGCCAAGTGCATCGATATTTGGTTTGTGTAGATTTTGAACGCAGAGAGTGTGTTGAAAAGCTTCAAATCAACATCCGTCTGCACCAAAAATGTATTCGGAGAAGTTTTCTGAACGGTTGAAAGGGACTGCCTCGACCTTATGGCATTCACAGCGCTATCGACTTGCGCTGCATTGCCCCCGTGTCTGTCTAATTCTAGTAACATAAGATTATACTCTAAACAATTCTCGGGCTGCTTCGGTTATCGACGATTCGAAGATGGAATCTTCCTCTTTCTTCATCGCCTCGACCAAGTTCCAAATCCCTGGCTCGTCCCTGGGCGGCGACGTCGAAATCACGTCCAGGTCCAACAGGAAGGAACTCGTGTGCACCAAAGGTGCCTCAACCGTTGCCGAAGTCACTTTGAGCTCGAAAGGAAAATCGGCGGTCTGCGGATATTCAGTTCTTAGCATGTAGGCAGTTGACACTCTCCCCCCCAAATTAGGAGCGCTCGGCACGAATTTCAAAAAATTCTCAACCTGAGGATTAGGGTGTGCCCGATGCGAGACGTCGATCCGATTGACGTAACGCATTCCAATCCGACCCGCTGGAGGAATGGCACGATCTTTTCTCACCTGGCCCACATCGCGGCGTATCCGTTCGATAAATGCGGGCCACCCCAGGTAAGGGGGCACTTCAGAAAAGACGAGGCTGTTGCGTCGAATGATTGTGAAATGCGTGCGGTCCTCGCTGGAAAGCTTGCGACCTTGTTTCGAGTAGTTGAGCTTCGACGTTCGGGAACCTGTATCGACAGTGTTTTCGAACATTTCCTCTGTTTCGTCGAATTTGTACAAACGCTTTATTCGGTCTGTAGCTCGCTCTACGATTTCAAAAGAAATAGGCGACACAAACGCGAACTCTACGATCGCTTCGATGATCGGTGGTCGCTTGTATGAAACCATGTTCCCCGCCCATTGATCCCCATCGTCGCCGAAGAGATCACAAAAGTGCTTTATGAAAGATTCGCGCTCTCGTCCAATGAAAACGAGTTGCCCCTGGTTCAACCACCCCTCAGCACCCGCCAGATGTCGGCCCAGTAGGCCGTAACCAGCGAGGCCAGCGCGGCCGCCGCCATCCCCGTGACGCCCAAGGCGCCAAGCCCCATCAGCTTCCAGCGCGTCACCTCGGCAGTGACCGCCTTCACCCCCGTCATATCATCATTGAGCTTGCTGACAGCGGTTTCTGTGGCCGCCACGCGGTCTACCAGCTCGTCGGTTTTGGCGTACATCTTGGACCGGCTGGCGGCCGCACGCTGCTCGGATTGCTCATAGCTGAGGGCGGCACGGGAATCGCTGTCCTTGATATCGCGTCGGATCTCCGTGATATCCCGCTGCATGTTCTGCGTGGCTTCCAGGAGCCCGCCGATCATCATTTCCAGGCTCTTGTTCGCCAAAGTTGCCATGTTCGCCCGCTAGTTCAGTTCGGCACGGCGCGCGGCGCTGGCCTTGGTGTGGCGGTCGCACTCGGCGGCCGTGTAGAGCTTGACGGCGCACCCCGGCGCCATCGTGCGATCAATCTTGTTCTGATCCTCGACGGTCTTGCCCTTGGCCCCGGCCAGGCTGCTACCGATCGCTGCCCGGAGGGCTGGAACACCGCTCACGCCGGAAGTCCCACAACCCGCCAGCAGAATTGCAGTCATCAAAATTCCGGCTGGCATCAATGCCTTTGCGGATCGCATCCTGATTGTCCTTCTCGATCTTTGCGCGGACCTCGTCGGCGCCCTTGTGTTTGACGCATTCGTAGACCCCGAGCACCGCGCCCGAGGCGATCAAGACGATGACCGCCCAGCCGATGACACCCCCGACCAGGCGCGAGACGCCAAGCCGGTCGACAATGAAGGTGATAAGCAAGCTCATAGGCCGAGCCACCAAAAGAAGATGATGCCTTCGACCGCGGCGGGCCCCACGGCGCCGGCCGCAGCGCCCAGCAGGAAGGCGATCAAGGGTTTCATGGGCGCGCTCATGCCGGCACCGTCCCGAGCGCTTCAGCAAGGTGCCTTGCCTTGCGGTTGGTGTACCAGCGATAGGCAGCGCCGCCGAAGATCAGCAGCGCGCTGACCAAGGCCAGGATGACGACAATCTTGGTGATCCACTCGCTGGCGTAGGACAGTGGGGAAAGCTGCTCTTGAAGACCCTGCAGCGTGCCTGAGACGCCGAGACCAGCGCCGCCGCCGCCGATCGCCGCGTCGGCTGGTGCAGTCGAGGGCGCGGCCTTGGCGTCCTCGACCACCGCCTTTGCCTGGCCGCCGTCGACAAAGCTTGCCGCCTGCGGTGTTTCGCCCGTGGCCCAGGCCTTACCGATCGCCCGGACCTCGGCAACGCGTGCCGTCCAGCCCTTGCCAAAGGTCGGGAACGTCCCGAGGTGGCGCAGGAAGTTCATTCGTGCATCACAGATGCGATCGATCAGCGCGTCGTTGTTGTTGATCGCCTTCAGCGCGGCAATGGTGCCCATGCCCAGAACGCCGTCGATACGCCCGGTGTAGACAGGCCGCAGCGCCTGCTGAAGCCACATGATCGAGCGGCCGGGACCGGAGTTCACGCCGCCGTCAAAGACCACATAGTCGACCCCGTCCGGGAGCAGATCGCCTTTCACGGCATCCCAATACTGCTTGTCGTAAATGTCGTTCAGTTCGTCGGTGGTCAGGCTCTTGACGGATCGGACCGCCAAACCTTTGCCCCGTCGATAGGCGTCATAGACCCGCTGGGTAACCCCTTTCATGGTTGGGCCACCGGGGTCCTTTTTGTTGTTCGAATAGCCGCCTTCGTGCGCGAGCACCTTGGCAAGCGACTCCTTTTCGCGGGAAACAGCCATGGCAGTTCCTTTCAGTTTTAGATTTGTTCTATGATCGGGATGGGTGCGGGGATCTGGGCAGATGAAGAGCTTCAAAGTCGAGGCAATGCACGGCGACAAGGCGATCAGCAGCGCCTTAGTCGAAGCGCAAAGCCATGTTCATGCCCTGGTGAAATCCATCCGGAAGCCACTCAAGCCAGGCCGCACGCCGGGCAAGCCGTGGATCCGCGTCACGGATTTGGCAGACCTCAAAGCTAGTGAGTTTCAGAAGGTGGATTAGAGAGCTGCCGCAGCAGCGAAGAACTGATCAACTTGTTCATCGGTGAAGCCGAGCGCGGCGAAGCCAGCCGCCATCATCGGTTCCGATCGTACGAAGGTACTACTGTATTGGAACGAGTCCTGCACAAGCGGATTTTGCGCCGCAACCCAACCTGTCACCGCGGCAAGCAGCCCGGATTTCCGAAGCTGCATGCGAAACTGCCGAGCGGAAACCCTGTCAGGCGGAGGGATAAGCTGGGGTATCGGCGGCGAGAAGCCATGACCATCAAACAGGTAGCCTGGGCACACCTCATCCGGAGCTTCAACGAACCCTTCTGGCTCCGCACCGGACCTGTCCGATTGCAGGACAACGCCATCTCCGACAAGCACTAAATTGGTCATTACGACCTCCAAAATTTGAGGCGGGAGTAAATTTCGATGTTGCCGAACCCAGCGGCGTCACCGAAGCCATCACTGCCTCGGCTGGTGCCCACACGATGCTCCAACCGATAAGCATGACCGGCGACAACTGGAGCGCCGCCCGAACTGTCGGTGGACTGACCGTTGTCACCGTTTTCAGTGGTTCCGTACCCGGCGACAGTGCCACTGGTGACGTCGAAAAGGCGCGTTTGATGTGGGTTAAAGTCATCTTGGGTGGCGGGTGCCGACCATTCGCACCATCCGCTCGCGCTGGGCGTGAAGTTCGGGTCGGCTAGGATGACGAGGGAGAACGGGTCACGCACCTTTGTGTTGAGCGTTCGGATAAGCCACGATCCGGAGGCTGCTGATCCGCCCGGAACGCCGGACGCCTTCTGGTCCTCAATGACAACATCAGGAACGCCATTTCCCCCGCCCCATTCTGGAGCCGTGGCGCCGGCATTCATGCGCAAGGTCTGGCCGGCCGCTCCTTTGGCAAGCCTGGCTGGCAGCTTGGCGCCGGACAGGTAAAGGATATCGCCGGCTGCGGTCGAGGCTGGGATCGGCACGAATACCTGCGTTGCCGCTCCATCGCCAATGGCAATCACGTTTTCATCGGTATCCCACTGGATCCGACCTTCCGCCGTCGGCGTGGGCGCTGCACTCTGCTCCAGCGTTAAGGCTGGCTGTATAAGAGTGTTGCTGACAGTTGTGCCGTTAGCCCTCTGATAGTCCCGAATGCGCCAGTTGCCACCCCCAAGCGATTGCGCCATGGCGGTATCGCCGGCCGCCGTGACGATGTTGGCAGCGCCGGGCAAGATCAGACTGGTTGCGTTGTGGGTGAGGGTCGCAGCCGCGGCAAAGGTGAGATGGCGGATAGCGCCGGCCGGTCGCGCTGTGAAGCTCGTAATCACGGCGGTGCCGGTGATCGTCACAGACGTTCCGGTCGATGAAGCAAGATCGGTCGCCGTCGCCGAAGCGATATTGCCGCTCTGCAAATTCAGATTGTCGTAGCCGCCAACCGACGTGTTCGCACCCGTGCCACCAGCCGGTACCGGCCGGGCAGCATTCAGGTCGGACAGCAGGTCCGCACGGAAAGCATTGTACTTCCCGGAATCAATGGGGGTGTTGAGAACCGCGTTGCCGTTGGCCGGCCACGACATAATTCCAGAGCCGTCACGGGGCATTAGGCATACTCCATTGAAATTCTTTCGAAGGGTGAGGAAATGCGGTATTGAGACGCGCCATGGGATGGGTCAGACGTTTGTTTTCGCGCAGCGAGCCGGAGCCGGTTGTGAATGTCGGCATTCCTGACGATTGGGCTGTTGAGCATCAGGTTGGCGCCACACACCAATTCAAGGAACAGTTTTACAAACAAGCGCGTGATCGTCAGTTAGAGCACGAGCGGACAGAGCACTTCACAGCCCGCATGGATGCTGCGATGGATCGCTACTGGCAGTTTCGGCGGGCCGCGGATGAAGACGGTTCGGTTGGCGATGACCAGGAGCTCAACGAGGATGATCTACGGGTCATCAGGCTGCCGCCTCGGCTCTCCCCATCAAATTTCTATGGTGTCCACTTCAAGGATGCCGGCGAGTTCGGGATTTGCGAATCCTACCGATTCGACGATGGCCGCTTCCAGCACAGCTATAGGCCTGTGACAGACGAAAGTTTCGAAGCCGGGCAGTATACCCCGCTCTGACTGTGCAGAGGCCGTAAGCGGCATAGATTTCCGGCCCGTCCGCGCCTATATTCGCCGGCCATGCGCCGCAACACTGTCCTCCAGATCTTAGCCGCCGCGATCACCATTGCGATCCTAGCCGCCATCCATCAAGGTCTGGGCCTGATCCTCGATCGGTTCAGCAGAGACTTTGTCTCGGGTCTTTTTTTCGGCTCGATCGGGATGACCATCGTGTTCATGATCCTGATCTGGGCCGACCAGAAGCGACTAGCGGCGCGGCGCCGAACCGAGCAACAGGGCTCGCGCAACATTATCGATCTGTGAAGCAGGCAGTCGCGAGCCGGCATTTGCCTTGAGCAACGCGTCAATCACCGCGCTGTCATTGCTGGTGAGCGTCCGGGCAAGCGCGGCCCTCGATGCCTCGCTTTTCAGACCGCTTAGAGCGTCGACCACGGCACCAACGCCCTTGTAACCGGCCGCCCTGACGGCGCCCATTGTGCCGCCTGCCATGTAAGCCTGGGGAATGCCGAAACCATCGCCGCCCGCGCCCGTCAGTTCCTTTTGGGCGGCTTGGCGCGCGGCGGTGTAGGAATTGCGGCTGACCTGATTGGTGGTCTCTGCAAAGGCGCGCTCGCGGTCGAGCAGATCGAAAATGCGACTAGCGCGGTCGGCGCCAAAAAGCGTGGTGAGCCGGTCCCGGTTCCAATCGCCTTCGCCCTTGATGATCTGCTGAAGGGCAACACGATCATTCGCCTTGGTGCCGACGATCCGCTCTATTTCCGCTCTTGCGCCTTCGCGCAACCGAACGGGAACCGCCGACGGGCCGATCTGCATGCCCTGGGGCAGCGCGCCTTGCTGAAATTCGTTGGCAAGCTCTGTCGGCCGCGGCGCCTCTCGCCCGCTGGCAAGCACCGTCTGGCCGCGTTGGACGGCTTCGCGTTGGCGAGCCAGTTCCGAGTATTTGGCATCGACTTCCTTGATGCCAGTGACAGACGCGCGCAATTCGTCGTCGACAGCTTGGCGAGCAGTGGTCAACGCGTTGACGGCGTTCGATCCTTGTGTCGTTTGCAGCATGTCGTCGATCGCGTGACGGGTGTTGAGCAGTTCGCCGGCATCTGAGACCAGCGACGTGCCGGGAGGCGGTTGCCCTAGGGCTTGGGCGGCCTGGGCAATTTCTTGCGGCGTCGGCGCGTGGTCGAGCATGGCACGGACGCGCTGAAGAACGCGCTGCGGCTCCCCGCGCAAATTCTGAATGTCTTGGTCGAGATAGCGCGCGATCGGCAGTGTATTGACGGGGCCGGCGTTCTGAAGTGCGTCCCGATATTCCGGGGAAAGCGCGCGCTGGTTCGTCTCGATGCCGGTAGTGATCCGGGAAGGCACCGGAGCCGGGCCAAGCTCTTGGTCAAGCGTGCTGCGGATGCGCGCATTGGCGCCAGCATCGCGGGCGTCGATCGCGCCCTTGACGATGGCCTTTCCTTCACCTGGCAGAGCAGCGAGGCCGGCCGCTTGGGAACGGAGGTTTTCTCCAAGGTCCATAACCATGCCGCTCGGGCCAAGTTTGGCCAGGTCGGCGTGCGTGGCAGCATCGAGGCCGTCCCGCCCAAATGCCTTTGCGAGCAGCGCGGCCGTGACCTTGTCGACGCCAAGGGATTTCGCGGCGCCTCGAAGGTTCCAGCCATCGGCGATAGCCTTGACCCCCTTGCCGACCAGAGGGCCGATCACAGGTGCAGCCAAGCCAAGCCCCCCGCCGATAAGCGCGCCCTTTTCCGCTTCCCATGCATCACCACCAGAGCGGACCGCCGCGTCAGCGCCATTGATGGCGGCCCCTGACAGGGCGCTTGCGCCAAATCGCAGAGGAAGAGAGGCAACTCCGACGCCGAAGACTTCAGGCGCGGCCATCATGGCGGGCAAAGTGCCGGCGGCGGCACCGGTTGCATTGCCGAGGGTGCGAGCGACCGGGTGCGCCTCTCGGCTAACCTCGTTCATGCGGGTCATTTCGTCGTTGACCTGCGAATAGGGATCGCCTGTCAATGCAGATCCGATCCCGGCAGCGGCGGCGGTCAGACCCTTATCGACATAGGGGCCGACAATCGGAACGCCTTCGCCGGTTGACGTGAGGAACGTTCCGGCAGCACCCATATCCGGGGTCGGGACGAAGGTCGGCGCGTTGTGACCGGTCCCAGGTTGAGGACCACCGCCCGCCATAAGCGCTTGCGCACGCGCAATGCCGACCTGGGCCCTCACATCGGCTTCAGCGGCCCCAGATGGAGCCGCGGCGGCGGCCGGCGTTGGAAGAGACTTAGAAATCTCATCGACCGCCGCATTCTGCTGATCCGGCGTCATCGACAGAAACGCGTCGTCGACAGTGACCTTCTGGCCTTGGATGTTGATCGTTGCCATCAGGGTTCAATGCTCCATTTCAGGCCATTGCTTGTCGTGCCGGCGCCGGTCGGTTCCGCAGCCGGAGCATCACCGCCGCCGCGGCTGCTCCTGATGGCGTCGACCATCGCACGGACGCGCGCCAGCTTGTCGTTGACGGATTCCTTCGCCTCGCCCGGCTTGGGCGTCAGGATAGAGGCCTGATTTTCCACTTCGGCCGGCGCCGCAGTGGGACCGGAAACGCTGTAGAGATAGGACGCGATGATCGTCTTGAGCGAGTTGGACGCACGCTGATACTCTGGCGATTTCAGATAATCGGCACCGAAGTCCGATCCACGGGGAACAGCGGAAAGGGCTTGATCGCCAAGGTTGGAAAGTGCGCCGAAATTGTCCTCAACAATCTTCAGTTCCGGCGCGACAACGCTATAGAGCTTCGCATCCCGCTGCTGGGCTTCGTTGAGCGGCTTTGCAGTGCCGGGGATGGCTTGTCCCGACCGAACGCCGCCAGGCTGGGGGGCTGGCGCTGCGGGTGCGGCAGGGGTCGGCAATGGCGCGGCTGGAGCTGGCGTTGCGGGTGTCGGCACAGCTGGCGCAGCGCCACCCGGAGGCGACAACCATGCCGGGAGAACAGGCGGGACCTCGACAGGCATCATGCCCGCCTGGGTCTGAACCAGTTGCGTCTTGGGCTGCGAGACGATGGCGTAAGCCGTTGCGTATTCTCTCGATGAAGGATCAGCGCTCTGAAGGATGTTCCATGCCTGCGCATCGAGGCCGGTTCCTTCAAACCGGGTCGGGCCGCCGCTTCCACCGATTTGCTTTGTCTCTCCGCTGGCGGCGTCGAACAGCGTCCGATCATCCAGCTTCTGCCACTGCTTCGGCGGCACCGCCAGCGACTTACGCGCCGCTTGGATCTGGAGTTGCCGCAACGGGTCCTGTTCCTGCATCCGCTGCTGAAGCATCATGTTGGCCATAGCCTTCTGCTCGGGCGATGCCCAAGGATCGGCGGCAACCTGCATGATCTGCTGTACCGACGGGCCGCCCTGTCCGGGCTGGATCGCGTCAGCAGTGCCGCCCGCGATGACCGGCAGATTATCGGCGGCTTGCTGCTGAGGCTCTGGGGCCTGCTGCTGGGGTGCCAAGGCCTGAGCGACCTTTTGGACGGACGGAGAGACCGGCGCGGCCCGCTGGGGCTGCTGTGCGCCGGCAAGGGCTTGCACGACGGGAGACGCGGCCGCTGCGGCTGCTGGGGCGGGCTGATTGACCGCGCTGAGGGCTTGCACAACGCTGCCAGCGCCCGACAGAGGCGTTTTGTCCATCATGGTGCCAAGGACGCGCTGCCCGGCTGGCGTTACTGCTTCAGGCCCGCCTACCTCGCCGAGCAGCGGCGCTGGTGCGGCTCCAGAGGGCGCAAGATCCTCGCCGGGGCGATTCATCGCGTCCCACTGCTGCTGGGTCATTCCATTCTGGGAATACGCGGGCGGCATGGGGCGCGCCGTGGCCGCCGTGGCGCCGGCAGAGGGATCGAGCGATGCCACTTGAACGGGCTGCTGTGCCTGCACCGTGGCGGCGACCTGTGTGGCCTGGGCAGGCGTGGCTCCCGCTCCAAGCGCCCGCTGATAGGTGGCGACGAAACGATCGGTGTTGGTCCCCTGCTCAATGCCACCTGGAAGACTGGTCCAGATCGGGCTCAACACTTGGCCGACTTGGGCGATGGCCTTCGGATCACCCGATTGCAGGACGGTATCGATGTCCTGTCCGGTCTTGGCCTTGTAGGTTTCTACGGCAAGGTTCCATGCGGCCTTATCCTGATTGATCGGGGAAAAGTCTGGCAGGTCGAGTTCCTTCGCCTGCTCGTCCCAGGTCGAGCCA